TGAATACGCAGGACTCACCAATCACTCAGTCACCTAACTATGCTAAGGTTGCTGAGCAGGCTGTTGTGGATCGTTATGGTCGTATCGGTGCTAGGAAGTCTATGTCACTGGCATCGACTACTATCCCGAGTGAAACTCCAGGGGCTGGTAATCGCTACGAGTACGTCGTTGACGTAGTAGATCGGGTTAATGTCAACGGTACGTGGTACTTGGTAGCCACTGGCAGGCGTAACGAGTACGTCATAGCCACTGATGCACTGGTAGGCACACAGGCTAAGGTGTACCGCTTCGACCCGACTAGCAATGTGCTGGCTCTTATCACCGTACCTGCAATCAATGACGACTCTACCCTCCCAACAGCCTCCATCGTTCCGTTCAACGACAAAGCCTACATCATGTCTGCAACTAACGAAATGCTGGTGTTTGATGGGACTCTCACGCTGAAGCTAATCAGCACTGAGCCGGGTTACATAGGAATCAATAACGCTGATGCGCCTACGCCACACACAGGTGTTGGTGCTTACGGTAGGCTGTGGTTCACAGGACATGGGGGTGACGAGCAGACTCTGTACTACTCAGACCTGCTGATAGCAGCCAGCTCATACGACCCACTAGGGTCTGATCCTCTCTCCACAGCGGGAAAGATCGACATGCGAGAGTACTGGCCTCAGGGTCAAGACAACATCGTTGCTGTAGCCGCGCATAACAACCTGCTGATTATCTTTGGTAGGCAGTCCATTCTGATCTGGGGTAACCCACAAGGAGACCCTGCCGCTGTTGGAGGGATCTACCTAGCAGACACAGTAAGCAACATAGGCTGTGTAGCTAAAGGTTCTGTGGTCAACACAGGCAACGATGTGCTGTTCCTTGATGATACTGGTGTTAGATCACTAGGCCGGACTATTCAGGAACAGAGTGCTCCCATCGGAGACATTACCAAGAACGTACGTGACGACATCAGAGAGCTTATCGAGCAGACGGTGGACAACAACTCCATCCGTATGTGCTATGCCCCTGATGAATCATTCGTGCTGCTAATCTTTGGAGATCAGAGTGTTATTTATTGTATGGATATGCGGTCTACTTTGGAAGGTGGAGCAGCTCGTATTACTTCGTGGCCTAACGTAGCTGTTCGTGATGCAGTATTTCTCGAGGAAGGTAGTAGCGAGGGTACGCTGTTCTTTGGAAACTCAACAGGTGCTGGGATTCTACAGTACGATGACTCCTACCTGGAATACAACAGTGAACCTTATGTCTTTAAGTACTACAGCCATCCTTTAACCTTTGGAGATCCTGCTCGGTTGAAGTTTGTCAAGCAAGCAGACTTCACAGTCGTTAGCGCACTGACTGATACTACTGGTTTCATTCGGTGGGCGCAGAACTACAGTGACAACTACAAAAGTAAGAGTGTATCTATCACAGCGGGTACGGCTGATTACTATTCAGATGCTGAGTTCGGTGAGGCTACATACCTTGAGAGCGATGCTCGTATCAAGAGGTACAAGGTAAACACAACAGGTAGCGGTGAGGCTATCAGTGTTGGTTTCGAAGCTGACATTAACGGTACATCTTTATCCTTACAGGAAATTAACATTCAAGCTCTAATTGGGAGACTCATATAATGGGTGCATTATCGGAACTGTTGGGTGCTGGAGTCACCGCCGCTGGTGGTGCAGCTATTGCCAACAACTTAATAGAAACTGGAGCTGATGCTCAAGACCAAATAGGTACGTACGATAGTGCCTCCGGAGATTTCACTGGCTTGGCTGGTGGACTCGTTGACGCAACAGGCTTCAAGCCCTACTCAGTAACTACTGGGCTGGGTACTGGGACTATAGGTGCAGATGGTAGTGTTAACGTGGGTGTTGGCCCGGATGCTGCACTTCAGACTGCTGGAACAAATGGCTACCTAGGCGGCTTGGGTAACATCGGTGCTGGTGTTGATATGATCGCAGGTGCTCAAGGTGGACTGGATATAGGTGCGGGGTATCACCAAGATTCGTACGCCCTTGGTCTGAACAACGCAAACAACCCAGCCTACGATCAGGCACTGGCAGCAATGCAGAATGGGCAGCAGGGTATCCAAAGTGGTACTGCTGGTTTGGCTGGCATACAGGGTGGTTACCAGAACGCCTCGCAGCAGGCTATGATGAACTCCATGCAAGACCCTTATCAGCGTGAGACAGATGTATATGGCCGTATGATGGCGGCACAACAGCCGGGGCTAGATCGACAAAACGCACAGATGCAGGCTCGGGCGTTTGCTCAGGGTCGTGGTGGTATTGCTGGTAGCCAGTATGGTGGAAGCGGTGAGCAGTACGCTCAGTCGCGCGCTCAGATGGACGCACAGAACTCGGCAATGCTAGGAGCGATGGGTCAGGCTCAGAATGAAATGATGAACCAAGGCTCATTGTCTGCACAGTACGGACAGCTTGGTAACCAGACGGCAGGTCTGCAGGGGCAGCTCGGTGCTCTGGGTGGTTCCTTAGGTGCTCAGATCGGTCAGCTTGGTCAAGGTCAAGCAGCACTCGGTCAAGGCGCAGCAGCACTAGGCAGCTCAATAGGATCGGCTCTGGACAATAACGCTATACAAGCTGGACAGCTCGGCGGCCTGCTGACAAATGCTGGCGCGCAGCAAGCTGCTCTTGGACTGCAGGGTTACACTACTGGGTTCCAGCCTCTGCAGACTCAGCTCGATGCACTGGGTCTCGGCCTGCAGAATGCTAACCTTGCCCAGACTGGTCAGATTGCAGGGGCTAACCTCGCAGGTCAGTCTGCACTCGGTGGTATACAAACTGACGTTAACGCTCAGAAGGCAGCGTCTGAGGTCTACGGTAATCTGTTCGGTTCGCTGGGTAACATCATCAGCAGCTCAGATACAGTCGATGACTGGCTCAGTAAGATTCCAGGGTTAGGAGATTAATATGGCAGGATCAGCAGCAGATCTTTCAGGCATGCTTACGGGTATTGCCAACACAGTAGGTGACATGGGGAAGCCTGCGTCTCAGTTGTTCCAGAACTTAGGTGCTCCGCTTCCTGACCCTAATGATCCTGAGTCCCTGAACGAGTATGCCGTATGGCTGCAGAAGATGGGGCGTGGTCAGGAGGCTATGCAGTACATGCAGCAGGCCAGAGCTACGCAGGCTATGAAGCAGGCTGAGCTTTCGGGTCGACGTAAGGAGGCTGAGTTCGTTGACCAACAGCAGAACAAATCGATAGCTCAGACCTACTATGATCCTAACCTTAAGGGTGATGAGCGTGGTCAGTGGCTTGATGCTATGAAGGCAGCAGGTAAGGGTGAAGTTATCCTCGGTCTTCAGCAGCGCGATGAGCAGATTAAGAGGGCTGAAGAGCAACATGCCTGGGCATCTGTCAACCAACAGAACACAGAACAGATGGCAGCTAAGAAGGAAGCAGCAGATAACATTACCAAGGCGTGGTTCCAAGCCAGTGCTCAAGGTGATGATGCTCTTGAGGCTCTGGTCAAGAAGGCTACTGAGTCTGGACATGGTGATGTGATCTTCGACTTGAAGGCACGACAGGTTCAGTACAACAGCATGCTTGAGAGCAACAAGACTGCTATCGAGTCTGGGCAGAAGCTGGATAGATCTTTCTTCAAGGAAGATACAGACTACGCCACGTACGAGAAGCAGTATGATGCTGCGCCACGCACTGCAAACGACAGAGCAATCGCACAACACCGCATGCTATTCCAGGCAGAGACTGCCAAGTCTATGGGTGGTGATGATCGACTGGCTAAGTGGGAAGATGAAATGATCACTAAGCACCTAGATGAGCTGGATAATGTTGCAGCTAGGTGGTGGCCTGAGGTTTGGGGTGGTCGTCCTGTTGAGGGGATGGACTCGGATCGCCTCCATGAAGTCAAGGAAGAAGCTAAGAGGATCTACAAGGAAGAAGGTAAATTGATTGACAAGGAAGAGTACCTGAAGTTGATGAAGGAAAAGAGTGATGCCTTCGAGAATCCAGAGCCTAAGAAGGAAGAGTGGGGAATCGCTAACTGATGCCAGTTACTAATGTCAACAGCCCATACGGTATCATTCCTGTTAACCACCCTGAGGGTGCAACGCAGGAAGAGATCGTCGCTTACGCTAAGGCAAACCACAAGCCTAAGGAGAAGCAGAAGGGGATCTATGATCTACTGAATGGCGATGTCTCCTCGATGGAGATGATTGACGGTATCATTGACCCGTTGCGGGAGTTTGCAGGTGGTGCATCGTACCAGTTTGCAGACGAGGCAGAGGCTAAGGTACGCGAGTGGGTTGATAAGATACCTACTGAAGCTGATCGCATTGCAGATAGCATGGGGCTGGCTAACGAGAAGAAGTACCTGAGCTACGGAGACTTCAAAGCCGAGATAGATGCCGAGCGTGAGGAGTACCAACGTGTGAATCCCGGCGCAGCTATGGCGGCAGAGATCGCTGGTGGTATCACAGGTCCGGGTGCGTTGCTTGGTAAGTTCGCAGTGGGTAGTACTGCACTGCAGACTGGTGTGCGCGCTGCGTCCATCGGTGGTGTTGAGGGTGCTGTGTATGGCATGGGTGCTGGTAAGACTACAGAGGAGCGTATCAAGAACGCTCTGACCTACGGTGCTCTGTCGTCCATGACTGGTGGTGTGATAGGTGCTGGCTTACATAAGTCTGCTCAGGCTATCAGCAACCGCATCAAGAATGCAGGTAGCTCACCGCTGGACAGCCCACTGATACGTGACATGATGGAGCCGGAGGATCTAGCTGAAGAGGCACGTACTCGGTTCACTGCCGCAGTCATTGACCTCCGACGCTCCGGTGCTCAGCCTTCAGACATCCACCCACTGAAGATCCTGAAGCAGATCGGTGATGACCTGGATATAGACGTTAACCAGATCTACAAGATTCGTAAGGCTGACAAGTCTGGTGTCAAGGGTAGTAACTACTTCGATGACATCATGGAGGCTTCGGAGTCTGAGCTGCTCAAGCTAGACAAGGGCAGGCACATGCACAAGGCAGACGCTCGCAAGGTTGGAGAGTTTGAAGGGTGGGTACGTGGTGCGCTGCAGCCTATCTTCAACACGACTCGTGACATAGTGGGTGACAGTGCTGCTGGTTTGACCAAGCGTAGCCAGCTCATGGCGAACGTCAAGGTGCATGACTACACTGAGGGTACGTGGAAGCGTATGCTTGACAGCGGCTTGGTTGAGCATGCTGAGAAGAACATGAAGTTCCGTGGTCAGCTACTGGACATGGCTAATGGTAATGCCAACGCTGCTAAGGAGGTTCGTTCGTATGTGAACCACACCTTCGGGCGTGACGTGGCACGTATCTTTGAAGACTTCATGGAGACCAACAAAGCCTACGGCATGGAGTATGCCAAGCGCATTAGCCAGAAGTATGACTTAACTCCAGACTGGTTGCACACTCAGAAGGCTGTAGACTTCGACCCTAACGCTCGAGCCGCTACTGCTGCACCTACCATTGCCAAGCGTGTGAAAGACACGTCAGCTCTGGCTAGGACTCGAGGCATGGCTGAGGACTTGGAAGTCAACCCGGCTGAGTACATGAACCCACTCACTACCATGCACGACTGGGTAGTTCAACACGCTCCCATCATGGAGTTCAGCAAGTACTGGGGTTTACGTCCAGCTACTGTGATGCCTGAAATGACGCAGACCACCGCGAATGCTATCGATCCCACCCGAGCCAGGGCTATCCGTAAGAAAGCTATGGCGCGTCTGAAGAAGGGACAGAGCAGAGCTACCGTCAACTCATGGGTGAAGACTGAGCTGAACAAGCTGAGTACTAAGACTGCCAAGCGTGAAGCAGACCTCGCAACCTCGACGGACTACATCATCAAGAATGCTATACCAGAGCGTATGCGTAAAGAGGGCTATGCTCCGCAGCACATCGAAGCTATGCAGGACATAGCTGAGTCTCTGTTCGTGCATGGACAGAAGAGTGCCAACCGAGTAGTGAGGGCTGGGCAAAACATAGGGTTCTCATCAACACTGGGTAACCCTTACGCTGCGGCTATGAACTTGCACGACGTGTTCAACACTGCGGCTATCCGTGGGTTCCGTAATACAGTGCGCGGGTTTGCCAACCGCAACAGACTGACAGTGGATGATGTAGCCCTGACCCGGCAGACCGTTGGTGAATACACTGCACTGATGCGTCAGTCTAAGAAGGGAAGCAAGCTTGACAAGTTCGTGGATGCTACCGAGAAGATGACTGAGTTGTCGATGCGGTATGGAGCGTTTGAGGGTACAGATGCCTTCGGTAAGAACGTCATCCTGAATACCGTTGTCGAGGAGGCTAAGCGCAACTGGCCTATGGCCGCTAAGAAGTGGGGCAGACTCTTCTCAGAATCTGAAATGACACAGCTCCAACGCGAACTGTCCAGCGGTAAGGTGGGCAAGATGACAAAGCAGATGGCACTGATGGGACTCGGTGAGCAGCAGCTCATCAACATCACAGGCAGGCCACGCTTCTGGTTGAACCACCCTAACGCGCGTATCATGTACATGCTCACAGGCTTTGCAATCAAGCAGGGCAACCTGTTGTACGAGAGGGTTTTACGTGAGGCTCTGCGTGGCAATACTAAGGAGGCTGCAAAGTTCCTAGCCAAGTACACTGCCATTAGTGGCGGCGGTTACGCTGTAGTGCAGGAGGGTAGACAACCACTGAAGGGTGCAGAGGCTGACTTCTCTCCGGAGAACATGGCGTACAACGTAGGCCAGCAGATGTTCGCGGTGGCCTCACTCAACAGACTCGGCGGTGAATACAACAACCAGAAATTCTTACAAGACCCAGGGGCTTACTTACTTGAAAGCCTCGTGCCTCCACTTGGACTGACAGGTGGGGTGATGAAGGACATGGCTCAGGTATTGAACGGCGATGTAGTGCCTGACGATACTCTTGAGCAACTCCCTGTGGTCGGTAAGACATTATTCAAACCTATGTTCGACTTTATAAATGAGGAAAGTTAGCATGCCAGTTAAGGATACTCTCGATAGGGGCACGGATGCCGCTAGGCTGCAGCATCTGGAGCAGCGTACCTACCACATAGATGGTGAGGTGACTGCGATTAAGACGCAGTTAGGTACGCAGAACGATGCACTGCAGCGTATCGAGAATAACCTTATGAACAAGCAACCGATATGGAACATTAGTAATGTCATGTCCTTGCTGGTTGTAGCTGGCGGTCTGATCCTCGGTATGGTTACGTACGTACACACACTCATCGAACCCATTGATGATCGTATGGATATGTATGATGCGTTCAGATATGAGATGCACTATGAAGTCGGTGTAATGCAACACAGCTTCGAGCAGAACGATAAGCGTTGGGATCACTTCGACACGCTTCATCACAAGCAGGATGATGCTATCGGCAAGCTGCGTGAGAAGGCTGCACAGACTGACGTGTACTTCGACAAGATATCCCGTGCGCTTGATGATGTGGATAAGTATGGTAGTAGACGATGGGGAATGGAGCCAATCAAATGAAGATACTAGTCGTGAGCTTGATGTTACTCGTCACTGGTTGTGGCATAACAGCCTCGAGGGAAAACCCGGACAAGACTGGCTATGTGATGGTAAGCAAGGGGGAAGCCTCTGTACTCTACAAGGCTTTTGTTGGTGGGGTTGATTACTGCAAAGCTACCCAGCATAACCTGGGCGGTGTAACCTTCGTAGGCTCAATAGTCTATGAAGGGGATAAGTGTACTGTGAACGTGGAAGCGGAGGACAAGGATGCCGTTCAGTGAATTGGATGTACGAGCCATCGCAGGTGGTAAATATAAACTACTCAGTGATCTTAACTGGCGTAGTCCAAGGGGTAGAGAACACATCAGGGTTCCTGCTGGATTCGTTACAGACTTTGCTTCAATACCAAGAGGATTTAGATGGTTGCTTACAGGACATGGAGGAACTCGAAAGCCAGCTGTCATCCATGACTACCTCTACAGACTCAACGTGACCACTCGCAAGGAAGCTGACCTGATGTTCAAGCTTACCATGCGAGAGACCAACATTCCAGGTTGGAAGAGAGAGTTAGCCTACCGAGCCGTTAGACTCGGCGGCTGGTTAGCGTGGCGTAAGCACTCAGAAGATTGACCCGAGTGCTATCCCTAGTCCAAGATAGCCAAGGCCATTGTTGCCACTATTAATAATGTGAGTGCTTGACCTGCCAGGACTGCAGCTTCCTCGCTTGACATCTCGTCTTGGAGGATCTGTAATTCTTCGAGCGACTCTATCGAGTGCTTGGACGTTCGGGTCAACTGGGTCGGGTCTGGGGATAGGAGTTAGTACAGGAAAGTATCCCTCGCCGTAGTCTCGATGTAATCTCTCCACTTCCCTAGCATGTGCCAACTCCGCTGCATATACCTGTCCCGCATCTAGTTTATATTCCACAAACACCATCCTTGCACTGCTCACTGCTGTTCTCTTCAAACTCTACGCCCTTGTGCCGGGTAGCTTCCTTATAGCTACAGATTGTTATCGGCTGTCCTCCTCGAGAACCATCAGGGTATACGGTGAATCCTCTAAGGCGCGGTGCATAACGTGCCAAGGTAGCCGCGAAATCCCCAACTCGGTCAGGGTTATTGAGGTCACTCCCCCACTTGGGTAGGTTGATTGTGGAGGATATCGCCATGTCAACGTAGTCTTGAACGTCGGCTTGAAAAGCAATCCTGCGCTCATAATCGTCAGCAAGAGATAGGCTGGTTTCAATCTTGTTTGGATCAGTGCCTGTTCCTCTGATGATCGCCTCAGCAGTACTATCCACCGCATACTGGAACTTCCACTTGTCACCTCCGACAAGATAACGACGCTTGTAAGCAACAGCAAAAACGGGTTCAATACCAGTAGTAGTACCAGCAATAATACCAATCGTACCAGTGGGTGCAATGGCTCGGTATGCAACCGGACGCGATATAGAAAGCCTATCACAAAGACTATTAGCTGCTCGTTCAGATTCTTCACGGTATACCTCCAACCATTGACGCAGCTCTGGGTTCATTTCGTACTTGTAACCACGCTGCAGTAGCCACTCGTGAATCCCCATCAGACCTAAGCCCAACCTGCGGTTCTTCTTACGTACCTCGTACACCTTGTCATACGGCAGGTCTGCTGTGATTGTACCGCAGACTAAGAAGCCTGAGCCGAATCGCACAACCTCACGAAACTCCTCAATGGTTTCGATACGTGCCATGTTGACACTGCCCAGGTTACACACGTCACTGTCGTCCTCGCTTGTCACCTCAGTGCATGCGTTACGCAGTGTCTCGTTCTCCTTGTCTCCGAAGTTGAAGCTGAACCCCGGCTCACCAGTCTCCATAGCCTGCGCTACGTTGTCGATGAAGATGGGTGGTAGCTGTCCGTTCTGAATCCTGTCAAGGAAAGCGTTGTCGTAGTTCAAGCTGATGTTGGTCATGTCCAGTGGAGCATGCCCGTTGTAGTCGTACTCCTTAATGTCAGCGTAGGTCTTACCACCTACAACATCCATGTCTTTCCAGTTCTTAGAAGTAAGAAAGTTTCGTGCGTCTCCGTGTCTCCAGTTGAGGGAGGCGTATATGGCTGACCTTCTGGAACCTCCTTGCATAACATTCCTTCCAACTTCGTTAACGGAATACATGAGAGGTATTGGCCCGGATGCTTCTCCTCCGGTTCTGCCAAGTGTTGCACCAGAAGGACGAAATATAGAATAGTCAATCCCAATACCACCCCCAGACATAAGGCAGTCCGAAGACCGATTGAGTAACGCTCCCCATTCTTCACGAGTATCCTCCTCACCTTTCAATAGGTAACAGTTGTTGTAGAAGCTGGCTGGTCTGCCTGCGTAGTAGATGTAGCGACCACCTGGCATGAACTGCATCTTGCGTATCATCTGCCTGCCCTCTTCCTGCACGTCAGGCTTCATCAGGTTCTGGCAGACGTTGTTAACAATCTCGTCAGCCTTCTCCTCCCATGTCTGGTCATCATAGCGGCGGTACTTGTTGTTGAATACCTGCTCGGCTAGATCGTTACGAAATACATTTGTCATTCACTCTCTCCCATCATACGTAGATTCATTTTATTTAGTATCACTGCTTGCTTGGCATCCTCGAGCTGACCGACCAAGGTGTGGTAGCCGTCACTACCTGCCAGTACGTGGATGCCTTCATCGTACTCGATAGTCAAGGTGAATCCCAAGACCTCATCAGTTTTCATGTCAGCTATCTCAGGACTCTGGCTAACGAACTCATAGATCGCATCAAGTGCCAGCTCAGGCAGCTCATCGTCTGTTGTTGTGTCATCACCAACTAGTTTAAGCGTCATCTTCTTCTTCCTCTTCCTCAATGTTTAACCAATACTTCTCGTCGTCCTCGAACAGATCTAGGAACTCTTCGAACTTCTCGCGGTTGTTGATTATCTCCTTCCGCAGTAGTACACACAACCGGGCTGAGCCGTAACCCAAGATGTCAACGATCTCATCAGGGTCACAACGCTCAGCAATCAAAGCGAATAGTTTATTGAGATCATCCATCAGCAGGCTCCACCAAGGCTTCGCGGTAGTTCTGATACTGCCTGCGAATCTCTGCCTTATGCTCAGGCTCGGTAGCTTCCTTAGGATATATGAGTGGGGTGATACCACCACGGTGTAGCCTATGCTTGTTAGGCTTTCGGTTTGGTAGTGTTCCGAACCTGTTAACGCTTGGCTTACCCATAAGTCCTCCGGAGGTAGTCGAGTGAGACAGGCATCTCATCGTACTGCCCGTCCTTAACTTCATGCTTGTACCAGATACCTGACCAGCTTCCGTTACCCTGCTCACCTAGGTAGGCTTCGTCGTGATCGTAGAAGATGCCAGCGAACAGGCCAGTCATGCGAGTACCGTCTGCCTTACGTGCAAAGGCGATCTCTCTGTCTTGCACATGACCCATAGTACAGGACATGAACTTCTTCTGCAACATCAAGCGCGCACTGGATACAGGCCTGCCCATCACACCACTGGTGAAGTAGTGAGAGTAGGCAATACCATCAATGACCACGACCTCCTTGAAGCCATGTACTTCCCAGCCGTAGTCCTCCAGGTTGAAGTCGTCGTAGCCAACCAGACCCTCGAGCTTACGGTCTGACTCGATAGCCCTTTCGATACGGTCTTCATGGTTACCTATACAGAACACCAGCCGTGGGTTCCACATCTTACGCTTCCCTTCCCGTAGCCTGCGTTGCTCAGCTCGGATGGGTTCCATGAACAGGGACATAGCTTTGTTGCCAGCCTCTATGTCGTCCGTATACCTGCGACCTTCGAAGGACTTCCTGCCTACGTCGTAGCTGCTGAGGCTCGGCATGTCCCAGTGATCCCCTATGTGTATGATCACATCCGGCTTCTTCTCTGCTGCGTACTGACCAGCCCAGCGTAGGTGGTCGTTAGGCACACCGGGTTTCTGCTGAGTATCTGGTATTACCATATGCTCTCTCATTTCGCTTCCCTCTTCGTTCGTTCGTTGTTGGTTTTAACTAGGTGACATGCTTTGCATAGTACCTGGAGTCCCTCCTCCTCAGGGAAGAGCCTCAACACAAACCCATGCAGGTCTTCGTATTTCTTAAGGCTACCTGCTGGAATGATGTGATCAACCTCTACCCCTGAGTTGGGGAACCATCGCTTGCAGTGGTTGCAGACATACTCGAACCGCTTGTGTCCTTTCTTCTGTCTCCGCGCAGCCTTCAGAACATCCTGCTTGACTGCCCACTTGCGAAACCCCGAGCGAAGCAGTGAACGTATGAAGCTCCAGAATCTAGCCTCAGTCCATCTGTCACCGCATCGGGTTCGAGGCACACGCTGCCTAGGCATCCTTGTCCTCCTCCAGTTTCTTGTCCATGAAGTCCATGACTACATCGAACCACTTACTTAGGAACAGGATGATATAAAGTATACTGCTTATTAACATTATACCTGCCGCGCCTATACCAAGTGCAAGGAACATCGCTGTCAGTATATCAACTATCATTTGTGAGTCCAAAACAAACCTCCGGTGGTCTATCGTCCATGTTAGGGTGGAACTCTAGGAAGTGGCAGAGGAAGATGATGTTGCAGATGATGTGACCCCAGTGGGAACAGCAACTCTCTTCATCATACACTTGCCCCTCAGCCATAGCTAGTAGGTGTCGCTTCAGGCTTGCCATTGCTACTGAGAACGGCTGACCCTTAGCCCAGTTCCAGGCTGCGTACTTCCCAGCACCGTAGTTCAGCACCTCGCAGGCATCAGCTATGTCACTCGACGTGATGTACTTCATCAGGCAACCATGATGGAGCCGCCTAGCTTCCACCATGCTCACCATGTGCAACACGTTCCACGCCTCTTCACCTATAGCTCTAACACTATCCATATACAACATGGTGAACAAGGGTACGTACTCGGTCTTCATCTTACCATCGTTAAACCGTGCACCAGAGCCTTGCTCGTTGCTGTTCACATCACCGACAGCCATCAGTGTATTACCTCGTTTTCATTCTGCATGATGTGTGCCACTGCCTTACTAGTCAGCTCCGTTACAGCAGAGCCTAGCATCTGTACGGCAAAGGGTTCAGGCATACGCAGTAGGAACGTACCGTCATAAAGACCTAGAATCATTTGTGAGTTATGGCCTACAATGTCTGATACCTCTTCCTTCTCTTCAGCCGGGCAGTATAGGTACAAGGCTGCACCTGAACGAACACCAACCAGAGCCTCGAGTGTGCTGCCCCATGATGTACCCCAACCTGCCAGCAGTACGATGGCATCGTAGTTCTCGTTAGCTATGTGAGTTATGTCTCGACCTATGCAGGTTCCCCAGTCTGCCTGATCCTGTAGCTTGCCGTCAGTACTAGCGAGGCACTCCTCACGCAGCTCGGCAGGATCTTCCTCAGGTGGGTTGGTTACTGAGTAGCCTGACAAGCGCAGAGACTCAGCAGCCTCATCGAACTTGGGGATGTTGAACTGCGGGATGTTTGACATTGGCCCGGATATATATACTTTCATTCTGGTATCTCCAGTTGTATTGGAGGAGTCCATAGTTGGTTCTCCTCGTGACGTATCCATAATAGCCTACCTATCTCAAGCAACCAAGCTTTGATAGTCTCATTGGTTTCATCACATGCCTCTCGGTATGACATGAACACATGAGCATAGGCTTCTTCCTTTGTTGTACACTCTTGCACAGCCTGCTTAAGTTTCTTTGATGCTCGTCTACCCGTTAGCTTATACAGCCCTGGGATATGATCGATAGCGTCTCCTGTTAGCATCTGTGTGTAGAAGTGTCGCATTGCTTGCAGCTCTGTCACATAGTAAAGCTTGTCAGTCTGCCAGTTGTAGTGCCAACCCGGAACATTGTCCAAGTCCTTGTCAATGGTAGCGATAGTATCACCGTTAGCCACGCAGCGGATGCCGAGCTGATCGTCAGCCTCTTCACCATCTACGAACCAACCATTGTGGTAGACTGCCAAGTACTCAGTCATATCCTCATAGTTGTCAGGCTTACGGTTGCCCTTACGGTTACCCTTGTAAGGCTGCAGAGTAGCTACCTTCTCTCGGAAGTTACCATCCCGAGTGAGTAGTACTGTGTAGGTCTCAGCCTTAGAAGCTTTGACGATGTGCTTGATCTTACTCTTGACGGTTGCCAGCATGTGGGACATAGGTTCCCCTTCGCTTGCAAAGCCACATGAGTATCTGATCACATCACCATCGATGTTGACGTGGGTACTTGGACTGTCCATATAACACCGTTATAAAAAAGCCCCGCAGAGCAGGGCAAGGAGGGAGGATGGTTCTTACAGGGCTTCGTCCAGTCCGGTGTCCAGAGCACCGCCGAGTTCCCCGTCTTCGTAGATCTCAAGCTCGGTAATCTTGTTAGACACCAGCTTGGGAGAGATACCCTTCTGACCTGCGGGAGTAGTGTACTCGAATGTACCTACTTTGAAGACCCCCTTAGAGCCGTTGGCTATTGGGTCAAGGATCTCGTTACCATCCTCACCGTACATAACCATTGGGAACTTAGACTTACAAGTGATGTGAGCACCTTGGCGCTCCTTCATCTTGATGTCCAACCCCAACCCTTCGAGTGCCTGCTGAGCAGGGACTGACAAGTCTCCGAGGTCAACCTGATACTTACCGGACATTTGATTAACCCGGTTGTTGAACGCATAGAACACAGTTGCTTTAACTAGAACTGCTGAGTTCTGCTTTGACATAATGAATCTCCTTGATTCGAAGTAAATAACTTAAGGACTACTGTTAACACTACTAGAAGTAACCACCAGTAGTAACTGATTACCTCTTTGATACTATATAGTCTTATCTTAGCACGTCTGAAAAGGCTTGTCAACCCCTAATTTCTAGTGGGTATCAGCCCATGTTAGGCCACTCTTCCACTCACCATCTAGTGGGCAACGTAGCTCAAAGTCCTTACCAGCCTGAACGATAGTGTTCACTAACTGGTTACCAACATCTTCCTCTTTGCCGGGTTCAGTCTCTCCCTGAAACTCATCGTGTACGTGCATCAGTAACTCAAAGTCTCTGATGAATGGCAGCTTAATCATAGCCTGCTTCATTACGATGGCTCCTGCGCTTTGGAGCAGTGTGTTGAGAGCAGCGTGTGCATGGCGTACTCTAACTCTGCGCCCGTCCAGCCCAGGCAACGAGCCACTCGCAGCAATTCGTCCGACCTTTGCCTGAAGATCTCGCAGCTTTGGGATGCCGTCCAAGAACTTAGCCTTAAGTGCAGCTCCGTCCTTTGCATTTCCTCCCACAATCGATCCGATCTTAGCGTTGCCTGCTCCGTATAGAAACGCATAGATGAATGTCTTGGCTTGGTCTCTCGTTTCCAACCCAGCCTGCGCTTGGTTGTAGGCATGTATATCTCCCTCCAACAGGTGGTGCGTGTACTCATCGTCTTGCATGTAGTGTGCCAGCATACGCAGCTCGAGACCTGAAGCATCAGCACCGACGATCACCTTACCCTCAGAGGCTGTGAACAGCTCTCGGTACATCTTCCCACCTCGGATAGGTATCTGCCCTAGGTTGGGGTTAGAGTGCGTCATACGCCCTGTCACTGTGCCACAGGGGTTGACGTAGCCACGTATCCTACCATCCTCGTCAACATTCTTGAGCCAGCTATCAACCATGCCACTCATCTTCATCAGCGACAGGTACTCTGAAATCAAGTGAGCTGCTGGGTGATCCAGATCAGACAAGGTGTTCTCGTCAATCTTCGGACGACCAGTGGGTGTAAACTCAGTGAACTTCACACCTTCCAGCTCGAGACGAGTAGCGATCTGCTGCCTGCTACCTACGTTGAACTCGATCACCTCATCCTTCAACCGCTTGCCAGTCTTCTCAGAGTAGCGTTCGTTCACGATGGGAGGCCAGCGTTCCTGAAGCTCACGAGTTATGGCAGACATCCTGTGCATGTGGTGGACAGCTATCTTCTCACCATCCTCAGTGTTGAAGGGGAAGCCACGCCTGCACATATCATCTGTGACAGCAGCAGTCAGGTGCTCCAACCCTACCGACCTGGCTGAGAAGCCGTCCTGCTTCAGCAGACCCTTGAGAGTCTCATGCAGGTGACGCAGCACTACCACATCCTGCTTGCAGTACTCACCCATCTCATCGCAGTAGCCCTCATCGAACCTCTCGATGTCGAACTCACCTTTAGGGTGACCGAGCCGCTTGCCCCAGGCACTGAGTGAATGACCTCCCTCGAGGCTAGGATTCCACAGCCTGCTCATCACCAGAGTGTCATCCCACTGCATGTTATAGCCCTGCTCAATAAAGCGGTGACGTTCAAAACCTATCGCATTGTGTGCAACAGGAGTCACGTAGTTATCCATCTCTTGAGTATAGGTGTTGGCCATAGCCGCGAGTATGTTGTCCGCACCATGTATCAAGAGTGGTGGGTCATCATCCAACGCCTCCGCTATACACCACGTAATCTTGTGAGACAGATCAGTCTCAAGGTCTATGTATTTGTAGTTCATAGTGCTTCCTCTTCATGCTCGACAGCCGGGACGAGCCTGCTTGTCGCGCTGTTATAATACAGTGAGCAGCTAAGCCCAAGGTCTCCGGTCTTCCTGTTCTTCAGTACTCGAACGAACGTGGTGTTAGCTACGTACTCGTCCTCATCCTGACCGTTACGCTCCAGTCCTATTGAGATATGGGAGAGCTGACCGATAGCACCAGAGCCACGGAGCTGCGCCAGTGAGGTAGCAGCACCCTCTTCATGCCCCTTACCATCAGGCCTCTTGAGGTGTGAGACTGCCATGATCAGCACGTTAGTCTCCTGAGCCAAGATAGCAAGCTTAGTCATAATCTCATCGAGAGCCTTACGCTCATCACCATTAGACCCAGCCGATACCACGATTGATATGTGATCCAACCACAGAATCCGACAGCCAAGAGCAACAGCCATGTAACGCATGCGACTAATAATGTTGTCGATGTTATTACTACCAAAGTGATCATAGAGATAGAGTCTCCCGTCTCCCGCCACTTCCTCGAACGCTTGCTTAATAGTCTCTTCATCTGCTGGCTCCTCGATTGAGTCGTACCCACCCTCATCGTTCCAGTGAATCTTAGGACGGGCAAGGTTCACGCCAGCTTCGATGCTCATCTGCCCTCGCAGTGTGTCGTCAACCCCCTCCTCGAGGAACATTGCACCCTGCTTAACATCCGTGGTCTTACGGAAGTGAGCCATGATCTCACGGCAGAACTGTGTCTTACCTACACCGGAGCCTGCACATAACGTCCAGACCTGGGAGAAGTAACCGCCGTATGTTTTCTCATTGAGTCCACGCCACGGCAGGCATACATCCGGAGGTCGTATCGGCCCGGTCACTCGGTCAATCAGATCCCTAGCGTTGACGATACCATCAGGCTTGAAAGGCTCGGCATTCCACCAAGCCTGCATGTATTCCTTCTCGCAGTTACGAGTGAGGTAGTCGTTGGCATCCAGCCCATCAAGCAACTGAACGATCACCGCCTTGCCCACGAACAACTCAGCTACTGACTTCGCCGCTGCCTTGCCTGACTTGTCAGCATCGAAGCAGATCACGATCTTATCAAAGCTATCGAGGTACTCCCACTGCTGCTTGCATTCCTCTGCTGCTGACTTAGCACCGCTGCGAATCGATACCACTGGGTACTTACTACCCTGCATTTGATAGCTCGAGAGCGCATCGATCTCACCCTCAGTAATGGTGATCGCCTTAGCACTGGCAGGTGGGAACAAGTTCTGACCAAACAACAGAGCCTTGCTAGGTGAGCCAGCCCACGGCATGGCCTTGCCTTCGCTCGGTCCGGGTGGTCGTCGCTTGATAGCAACCACATCCCCATCCTTGTCGTGGTAGGGGAACAACAGGCCTCGCCCGTTGTGGCCTACGCCGAACCTCTCCAGGGTGGAGCGCAGCAAGCACCGATCCATGAAGGCTGCAGTACTAGCGTTCGCCAGCTCCTGCTTGACATCAGACAAGGACACCTTAGCCTTCGGTATAACCTCGTTATAGTCGTCGTCACCTTCCTTCTTCTTGCCGTCGCAAGAGAAACACCTACCCCAACCCTTATCGTCAATGGCGTAAGCATCGCTGCTTCCACAATTCTCAAAGGGGCAAGGTAGTTTTGTCTTGACATAAGCCATGCTCGTTCTCCCAATTTGTGTACTCTTCTTCGAACTCTTCAATGCAAGCGGGACACCATAGATCTCCCTCGCATCCTCCTACTGGTGGGTCTGCTGCTGGATAGTAATCATCATCAACAAACTCATCGCAGTTAGCACATACATATAGTCCCATCACCTGTCCCTCGTTATGTTTAGCTGGTGGAGTATATCAATCCACTCCTCATCTGTCCACGGTATCATCGTTGTGGCCTCGCTTCTTCTGCTCCTTCTTCCTGTCGAGGTGGACATGCGCCTTGTTGAACTTCCTGGCATACTTCGCCACTGGGTTGCCGATACCAGCGCGCTTTGACTTTCCCTTTCCCTTCTTCATTTGTGTATAGGTGAGCCAAGTCTGCTTCATAAACTGGATCACCATCCTCCCTGTTGACAAAGGATGTATTTACATAGGGATTGTATGTCACCCCATGCTCGTTAGCTACCTCACCTTCTCCAAAGAGTAGGTAGTAGTTGCCGCGCACGAAAGCATGCACGTTCTTCTTGCCTTCTCGCCTGACCCGAGCGTTACCTGCTGGCCGCACCACAAACTTAGGGTCGCAGATATAGATCTCAGGAACCACTGCTATAACCTTGTTATAATACACCGGGTGGGCGCGGTCTATGCCACGCACTGACCAGCCTCCCTTGTGTAGATTCCAATAACATTCAACTCTCATCATCACTCTCCTGTATCAGTGCTGCGAGTGCGCTAATCGCATTGCTATACCATGAGGGCATAGCTGCCCTCTCATGACTTGCATCCACCACAGCCTTTGCCGCCTCTGTCAGCGCAGCTACCTGTGCCTCAAGCTTTTGTTCTTGAGCTGCCCAGCACCGGAGCGCACGTGTTAACCCATCCTCATAGGTTTCGTTTTCCAATAGGTATTTGCTAGTTATACTCATCACTCACTCTCCTGTATCAGTGCTGCCAGCTTGCCCGTAAGCCCTTTCATTAAGGTGTGGACAACCTTTATCTCTTTATTCTGCGCAACTACCTGTGCCTGTAGCTCCTTAATGCGGCTTACCCACGTCGCAGCAGGTGGTACTAGCTCGTCAAGGTGTTGTAGCTTAATTAGCTTCTCCTCAAGCTCTTCAATGTAATCGCTCATCGCTATCTCTGCTCTGATAGATTTGGCAGGGTACATCTTGCCCTTAACCATAAATCCGTCTGGGTTACTCATCACTCACTCTCCTCCCCGCTGTCTATAACGTGTCGCAGTCGCATTGGTCATCTCCACAGTAGGGGCAGGGTGGATACTCATCGCCTTCGTCATCTTCCTTCCCCTCCCCGCTGTTCAGTGCTGCCATGCGACAAACCTTCTCCCACGCGCTGTGACTAATTGGAACCACACCATCACCAGCCCTCATCTTTAAATCGTCATAGACGAACTTAGCATCCTTTCTCAGCGCAGCTAGCTGTGCCTTAAGCTGGGTGATGCTGCAACTCATACACTCACCATCATACTCAAACATTTCAGGGTCATGCTCACATCCGTCCATCACTCACTCTCCAGCTTGTTGCATCTGACGCATCGCCTAGTTTTTTGTGACCCAAAGTAATGGAATCGGTGCGGGCATTCACCTTTCTCCTGTATCTCTTTGAACTCCATTACCTGTGCCTCAAGCTCAGCCATTAAGCAGCGGTATGCTTTTGCTGCTGTGTGTGGCACGACTCCGTTCCCCAACTGCCTAAGTCTGTCCACCCTGTCGGCACACCCATCAACCACTCGACCCAATCGGGGTTCAGGTTGCCAGGGCTTTGCTTGTTTTCCTCTCTGTACTGCACCGCCACATCGAGGGTATCCATGCTCACCTTTCCGTTCCTTATCCTGCCGCCCTTGTAACCGCCCTTGTGATCCCTCGCCGATGGTGTCGGCCATGATGTAGACGCGCTTTCTCTGGTGAGGTGCGCCGACTTCACGCGCTGAGAATATGCCCCACGTTTGGCGATAACCTCTTTCTTCCAAATCGGACAAGACTTCTCGAAGCCCCAAGCTGATATGCCCCTCGACGTTCTCGAAAAACACTCGTCCAGGCCGGATAGTGTCAATTGCCCTGGCAATGTACGGCCAGAGGTGTCTAGGGTCGTCGGTTCCAAGCCTCTTTCCTGCGGCTGAAAATGGCTGGCAGGGATAGCCGCCAGTGATGAGGTCAACTCTGTCTCGAAAAAGGTGTGCTGGGAAGGTTTTAAGATTCGACC